GCCTCGGCCGTGATGCCTAATGCAATGACTAACGTGCCGAATTGCGGAGGGTCTGCATCCCAGTGATTTACGGAGCCGCCTATCAGAATCGAACTGATGACCTTCTCATTACGAGTGAGATGCTCTAGGTGCAGAAACCCCCGCAGACACGGCCTTTTCCCGAATTCTCGGCATTCTGCAACCCCGCACACCCTCGTACGGGGGCGTAGCAATGCCTAACGAATGCCTGATGTTTGGTGTAGTGTTCCAAGTAGAACGAAGAAAGGCCCCGCGGAGTGCAATCCGCGAGGCCAATCCCATCCAAGTGGCTAGACAAGGACGGAACACCATGAAGTTTACCGACTTCGTATTCAGAAGACACCAGCACGTGGGCGTAATCAACGGAGCCGTATGGTCGGCTCACGACAGAAGAGTGCAGGGAACAACGATGTTCCCACGCACTCCCTAACACCAGGGAGCGGCAATGGCTGCAACGACAACACGTAAGGGTGGCACCTGCAAGGTCACAAAAGTGGTCGGCGGTGTCACCCTTACCTGTGCCCTGCCATCCCACCCGCAGAAGAAACACAACGACGGCACGAACGATTGGTTCGAGGGCAACACCCGCGAAAAGAAGACCGGCAGCGTCTTCCCACTGCCAGACGGTCGATACGCAGCCGAAATCCGCCTGGACTCGGGCAAGAAGAAGCGCGTCTCAGCAAAGACGAAACGGCAAGTCGAAGAGAAACTGAAGCTCCTTCGCCGCGACATCGACGCCGGCAAGGTAGTTCAGTCAGGCAGCCAAACCGTTTCCGTATGGCTCACCCACTGGCTCGCCAACCTCGCAGAGCACAAGCCGAAGACCGCCGAGACAAACCGGTCCATGGTGAACAAACACATCATCCCCGCGATCGGCACGAAACGACTCGACAAACTCACCACCGATGACGTCCGCCGCATCCGCACCGAGATCCTAGACAAAGGACTATCGCACGCCACAGCAGTTCGCGCACACTCTGTGTTTGCGTCCGCGATGGATCAGGCGTTTCAAGACGAGCTTGTGACCGAGAACATTGTCAAGCGGGTCAAGCGCCCACGTAAGGCACCCGCAGCAGTGCCGATTGTTTCCCCCGACGACGCCATGAAAGTGCTCCGAGCGACCTACGGCGACCGCCTAGGGTCACGCCTGGTCGCGGCCTTCTACACGGGCGCGCGGCAGGGCGAACTGTTGGGGCTCGAGCTCGATCGAGTAGATCTCATCAAGAACACGATGGACATTACCTGGCAACTGCAAGCGATCTCGTGGCAACACGGATGCGGCGACAAGTGCGGACGCAAACGCGGCACCGATTGTCCCGACCGGAAGCTGAGTTTCCCACCGGACTGGGAACACCGACACCTCACCGGCACCCTCTACCTCGCACGCCCAAAGACCAAAGCGGGCAAGCGGCCCATCCCGATTGTTCCCGTTCTGCAAGCCGCACTTGAGCGGCGCATTGCGGTCGCGATGACCGAGCCCAACCCGCACGGCCTTGTCTGGACTTCTGATCCAAAGAAGGACCGTCACGGCCGGATTCTTCCGCTCGACGGGTCGCCAATACTTCCCGGCACTGACTCCAGCTACTGGCACTCAGCATTGGATTTAGCAGGGGTGGCATCGGCCCCGCTTCACGCTGCGCGACACACAACCGCGTCCCTCCTGCTCCGCGCGAAAATACCTGTACCGATCATCATTGCCATCCTTGGACACAACAGCTTTGTTACGTCCATTGGCTACATGGACATCGATGACGGCCAGAAGCTCGAGGCCCTAACGGCAGCCACCGCCTACATCCCATCCTTCTCGCCAGCAGTTGCCAGCGGTATGGGCGAGCTTGAGGGAATGTCAGACGGCTGATATATCGTCCCCTTCACCAAGCAATTAGTTCAAGGGGGAAATTTGGCACTTATCGGGTTCACTATCGCCGGGGCAGCGGAAGCAACGTCGCTACCTGAGTCGGCGATTATCACGGCGTTGAAGTCGGGGGACTTGCCCGCAAGACGACTCGGGAACGAAGTCGTGCTGCTTAGCAGCGACCTGCTCGCATGGCTGGAAACTTTGCCCGTTTGGGCTCAGGCCTCGTAGATGCGGCGCTTCGATGCTGCATCAGCATCGGTGATCACCGTAGTCAAGTTCAGTCCCACAAGCATGCAGATGCGATCGAGCATCTCTATGTCTATCTGGATGATGCCATTCACCATGTCGCCCACATAAGAGGCGCTTACTCCGAGGGCAGCGGCTAGGGCCCGATTAGTCGAGGGCCTTCCGCCTTCACTCCGTTTATTCGACGCGAGTTGAGCGCGCAGAATCCTGGCAATCTCTTGCGTTAATGCGCCCGCGGGCGGCTTCGTTCCTCCAGCCATGCCCTCAGTGTAGGCATATGTGCAAGAAATACGCGAACAGTGCTTGACAGCGTGCGCGTATGCCTACAAACTATCCATATGCCTACCGCACCGCTAAGAAGAACGAAGCTCGCCGATGAACTTGTCGCCGAGATCGCCAGAGCTCGCGTCTCCAAAAGGAGCGTTGCAAGAGCTGCAGGCATCTCGGTAGACACCCTTCGCCGGCGGTTGAACAATGGCCGCGATGTGTCCTTCCCCACGGAAGATGTCGTGGCCATTTGTGATTTCTTGGGCATCTCCTACGCCGATCTGATCGAGCGTGCACGGGAGGTTGATCAGGTTGCCTAAGACACAAGCCCTCACGCCATCACCGATCGCATACCGGATTCCCGAAGCGGCCGCCATCGTCGGCGTATCCGAATCCACCCTCAAAGCAGCAGTCAACCGCGGTGACCTCACCCGCCGTTACCCCGACTCGCGTCCCCTCATCGGGCACGACGACCTCCTCGCATGGTTCAACTCCCTCCCCGTCGACAAGCCCGGGAGCGCCGCATGACTATCTACACCGCCGACATGTTGCGCGCCGACATCCGCGAGATCGTTGAGCGTGGTGAAGTCGACCACGAAGAAAGCTTCTACGGCAAGCACGTCGTCTATGTCGTCGCTTTCAGTGACGGCCTCGTGAAGGTCGGTCACACAACCGACTTTGAAACGCGTCAGAAGGCGCACACGCGGGTCGCACGCCGGTATGGGCACACACCGTCGAGCCATTGGGCCGCGGTCACTGCCAGCGCTCTCGAGGACGAGCAGGTTCTTATCCAGCTCGCCATGAACGCGGGCGGCAAACCGAAGGCCACTTCCAAAGAGTGGTTCACGAATGTTGACGTCGATGCGCTGATGGCTTCCGTTGAACGCGCAAAGGCGGTCGCCGCATGATCCCTTCCCCACCCCCTAACACCCCACCGGCAACCTCGCGTGTTTACCGCAACCTGACCCCCCTGTTGTGTGTGTTCGCCCTGGTCCGCCGCTGTTGACGGCCTCCATCTTCCTGGCCTCGTAGCTCGCCCGAAGCCCTACGAGTCCTTCCGAGCTTACAAGCTCAGCCTCCGAGTCACGGACCGGTCGGAGGCACTATCCGGCATGCCCGGATGCTCCTTGAGAACTCAATAGCGATACCTCGAAGACAAAGAAGGGGTGCCCTCCGCCGTAGCGGGCTTGAGGGGTTGGGGGCGGAAATCCCTGTGCCGGATCGACTAGCAGCTCGAGGCCGGCGAACAAATCTTTTGTGTCTGCAGATGGCCTTTTGGGGTGCCCGCTTGCTCGGGGTAAACGATCACAAGGCAGTCACTAGGGCCTGGCGGGGTCAAAGCCGCCAGGTTCACATATCCACTTCTCCGGTCCCACCGTTTGGTGTGCCCGCAACCCGACAGATAGGGGGGGTTCTGATGGCTAAGCCGTATAGGTCGTGTAAGTCCGAGTTTGAGCGTCTTGGTGCGGTTGAGCTGAGGCGCGATAAGTCGGGGTGCACGTTTCAGTTTCGTGATGGTCGTTGCCAGTTCGTGCATTTCAACGTGACTGCGCATGTTGCCCGGAATTTGATTGGTGATGTTCGGCAGCAGTACGGGCATTCGCGTGGTGTGGGGAAGTTCAAGGACCCGAAGGCACCACGGATTGAGATTGCCCGGTTGCGTGCGTCGGAGCATGCGAAGTCTCGGCTCGCTTTGATGCAGAGACAGCAGCAGGTGTCGTTTAACGAACTTGTGCACGCACTGGTGACTCCGGTTGAGGTGCGTTATTCGGGTTTGCATGAGTCGTGGATTTGGTGCGGTCATCGGGTTGCTGTGGCGGTCGCATTGGATGCGGATGGCGCACCGGTGATCACGACTGTTCTTTGGGCTACCCGCGAGTTGTGGGATGCCGCACCCAGACCGGAGAAGGCACGGGTTGACCGTGGCTAAGCAGCGTGAGGTTCAACGACTCCGCAAACGACAGAGATAAAGGAGAACGGTGACGAACGACGAACAGGAGCGCATCGGTCACGAGGAATGCCGCGCCGAGATCCACTCGTGGGACTACTTCAACCAGAACCAGACCGGCAGCTACTGGATGCGGTGCCACCTACTTGGACCGCACAAGGAGCACGAGAACAGCGAGACGGGTGCGCGGTGGAATACGGAGCAGGAGAACATGCGATGAGCGACGAGATGCGCATCCTCACTGTGCGTCAGCCGTGGGCGTGGGCGATCATCCACGGTGGCAAAGACGTTGAGAACCGGGTGCGGAACATCGCCGGCGACTACCGCGGTCCAATTGCTATTCACGCTGGCCTAGCCAAGTTCGAAGACGACGGGCAATACCGCGAGGTAACCCGATCCGTTGTATCGGAACTCAATGGGTGGCCCGCTGATGACGGCGAGATGTGGGGCGCTGACCTCCTCGAACCCGATGACCCGCGATTCATCTTCGGCGCGATCATCGGCGTTGTTGACCTCGATGGCGTGCATGAAGGCCATAACACGGAGCGGTCACGCATGAAGTCCGTGCAGTCCTGCTACCGACCTATGAAGCCATTCGGCCCGTGCTCCTCGTGGGCATTGCCCGATAGCTGGCACCTCGAACTCGCCAACCCGCGCCCACTCACCGAGCCGATCCGGTTCAAGGGCGCGCTTGGTTTGCGCCGACTTCCTGCTGACGTGATTGACCAGATCAAGGAGCAACTGAAATGACCACGACTGCACCCCAGATTCTCCCGGACGACGCAGCCCGCACAAGGAGATCCGATCCGCTCACCAGCCATGAAGCGGCAGACAGTAACGATGTCCACGGTTCGCAAGTCTCGGTCCTCCTAACCCTCTCCCTGTCTGGTCCACTAGCGGATCACGAGTTGGTGGAACGGATCAAGGACTACTCACCATCACGAGTGCGGACGGCGCGCTCAGAACTGGTGGGCATGGGAATGGTTGAGTTCACCGGCTTCTACCGACTGACGGCCGGCAACAGGCGCACACAGGTTTGGCAGGTGGTCAAGCCGTGATGCACATCGACCTCCTACCCCTCCTCATCGCACTCCCCCTTATTGCGGGCATGTGGTTACTGCACCGGAAAGAAGGACGCGGCTAATGGGTGTTCACGAGGTTCACGGGCGCACGGTCGAGTACACGCCGTGTGCCAAACATGCTGCCTATGAGAAATCCGGGTATCTGGTTCTCAGTTGTCGGAAGTGTGTCGTCCGCCGTGTTGATGAGCAACCCGACGAAACCGACGAATGACCACATATCGCACGCTCCCTGATCCCGGCACCATCGAGGAGTTCCTGGCCCGTATTCGTGCACGCCCGGAACCTGAACCCGACCCGGACGACCGCAGAAAACAACGACTTGAAGAAACGGAAGACGAACTATGAACAACCTCGACGTATCCAAGATCACCGAACGACTCGAATTCATCATCCGACAGCGGGAGCAGAAACGCTCGGTCAGTGTCCACCTTGACGTTCTGCTGTCTGACATTCAGGCGGGGGCATATGACGCACCAGAACCGGTCGTCACCGTGGTCGAGCAGGAAGTTGTAGCCAACCTGCGCGCAGTGGCTCTTGACCAGGCGCGACAGTTCCGTGCTACCCGTGCAGGTGAACAGGGCCCCCAGACGGTGACTCGTGATGCAGTCCAGATGCTGAAGTTCCTCACCACAGGGAAAAGCTGATGACCACTGTTCCCCGTCATGAGGTTGACCGGATCATTGCCGACTACGAACACGATGTTGCACGGGTCAGAGCACGGGTCCGGTCGATCGTGCGTTCCGTGTGGCCATGGGTGAAAGACGCGGCATTCATCATCGGATGCGCTGCCATCGTCTGGGTTATTGCGTGGGTGTTCGCATGACCGGCGCGATGGGATCTCACCAGTCAGCTCGAGCCGAGACGACGACATGGCTCACCCCGCCGAACATCGTTGAGGCCTTGGGCGCATTCGACCTGGACCCCTGTGCAGCGCCATCGCCCCGGCCCTGGTCAACCGCAGCGCGCCACATCGAACTGCCCGAAGACGGGCTAGCAGCGGAATGGTCCGGGCGTGTGTGGCTGAACCCGCCGTACTCGTTCGAGGCGTGGAATTGGCTGTCGAAACTCGCCGACCATGGCAAAGGCACCGCGCTTATCTTTGCTCGCACCGAGACTGCTGGCTTCGTATCCGAGGTGTGGGGCAAAGCGACGGCGCTCCTGTTCCTCCACGGGCGGCTGTACTTCCATCGCCCAGACGGCACGCGTGCAGCGGCTAACTCTGGCGCTCCATCCGTTCTCGTCGCATACGGCAGAGAAGACGCTGACGCACTGAAAGCAAGCCCACTGAGTGGCACCTACGTCCAGTTGAAAGACGACTAGATGACCCCACACCGGTTCATCCTCCTGGGCCTCTTATTCGCCCCCACCATCATCACGGTCTGCTGCCTCTGGGTACGGACCGTTAGTTATTGAAAGGCCAAAACAATGTCCAAACTCGACCACGCAAGACTGTGCCTCCAAGCCGCAGAACACCTCGCAACAATGCCCGACAGCCACACGATCAGGGCACAAGTCGCAGTACTCAACGAATGGTTGCAGCGCGACCAACCAGCCACCCTCGAAGCATCCGTGATCGGGTTGGCGGTCGCGATCCTGCACGACGCCGGAGTTTTGGCGTGACACTGCACACCTACGAGGAAATAGAGCAGGGCTCGGAACTCTGGCATTTGGCCAGGCGCGGCATCCTCACCGCGTCAGTGATCGGCCAGTTCATCACCCCGAAGACGGTCAAAGTCGCAGCGAACGACAAAACCCGCGCCAAAGCGTACGAGCTCGTGGCCGAACGCATCACCGGAATCAGCGAAGACCGGTACGTGTCACGCGACATGGAGGAAGGCCACTTCATCGAACCGATCGCCCGCGACCTGTACAGCCAGCATTACGCGCCGGCAACAGAGGTTGGGTTCATGGTTCGCGACGACTGGGGATTCCGCATCGGCTACTCACCGGATGGCGTAGTGGGTGATGACGGGCTGATCGAGATAAAGAAACGCCTCCCGAAACTGCACCTCGAAACGATCCTCACCGACCAGATGCCGCCCGAACACATGGCCCAAGTACAAACCGGCCTGTTGGTCAGCGGCCGTCAGTGGCTTGACTTCATCAGCTACTGCGGAGGAATGCCGCTCTTTGTGAAGCGCATTTTTCCCGACCCCATCTGGCACGCAGCAATCATCGAAGCCGCCACCGCCTTCGAGGAATCAGCCACCGACATGATCAGCCGGTACGCCGTCGCAACCGCTGATCTGCATCCCACCGAACGCATCGAAATGTACGAAGAAATGGTGATCTGATGCCACATCCAACCGGCCTGTCCTCCCAAGCCATCCACGGCTCGGGCATTGACCACCCATGGGACCCCAGTGACCTACTCCGCTGCATCCGATACTGCGACGGATACCTGACGACCGAACAACTCCGCGAACGAATGGCCGGACGGTCGGTCGCATGGGATCGCCTACTCCCGGAGTGGGACAACCTTGTCGCGCTTCTCAAGCACGAGATGGCAACGCACACCGATGATCTCGCGCCTCTCACCTACCGGGCGATGAAGCGAGTCATCGCGGGCGGCACTGAATGCTCCGCCTGCAACGGGACCGGCACCGGCACCCCTTGCCTGAAGTGCAAGGGGACAGGTCGCCGCAGTGGCGGCAAGTGCCGCGCCCCTGGCTGCTTCCGTGGCTCGCACCTCTGCCAGACCTGCCGTGGTCGTGGCTTCACGATCAACAAGGAGAACCAGTAATGAACCTCACCGAAACTATCGTGCCCAAGAGCGACCAAATCAATGCGGATGACCTCATGGCCGCGCCCATCACGGTCACCATCACCGGTCACAGGAGAGGCAGCGCAGAACAGCCCGTCGACTTCGAGCTGGCAGAGTTCCCCGGACGCGCATACCGACCCTCCAAATCCATGCGCCGGGTCATGGTCAGCGCGTGGGGTGCAGAAGCCGCCAACTACGCCGGACATCGACTCACCCTGTTCCGCAACCCGGAGATCAAGTTCGGTGCAGAGAAGGTCGGCGGGATCGAAATCGCTGCCATGAGCCACATCGACAAGGCATTGACGATCGCTCTCACGGCGACAAGAGGCAAGCGGAAAGCATTCACCGTCCAACCCCTCAAAGACGCTGCGCCAACCGCCGCACCGTACATCGACCCGGATGTGATCACCGCATGGGTGACCAAATTTGATGAAGCCACCACCCTCGAAGAACTGCAAGGCATCTGGGGAGAAGCGAAAACGGCCGGCGTTGTCACCAATGCCGACGTTGTTGCGGCTAAAGACCGGAAGAAAGCGGCGCTGTCATGACCGCACTAGAAGAGATTGAAGCGGCAATTGCGAACCTGACGAGGCTCAAGGCCGAGTCAACTCAGTGGCAGCCTGACCCCGATATGCCCGAACTTGCTGGCTGGTATGTGGACTCGGACGGTTCCGGGCTCCAGGGTGTATTCGCGATCAAGGAACTGTTCAGGGGTGGTCATGCGGTAGCGCTCTACGCTGACCCGCCTGACGCCGAATTGATCGTCACCTTGCACCGCACCATCGACGCACAGTTGGCGATTTTGGGAGCCGCTTCGTCGTCAATCTTGGAGACAGGGCGCGATCCCGAAGCCGTGTACTCAGACGGGCGGCACATGGACGGGGCGCGGCTGCTGATGGTTGCTCCATGGGGTCGTGCCGCGGTGGACATGGCTCGCTCTATCAACGGCACCTCATGACCTCGAATATTGATGGTGCTGAGATGGCGTACCACATCGAGCCGCTCCCGTTCAGCACCACGTTCCGGTTCGACTGGGTGAAAGCGCCACTGTCGATGAACATGCGACTGCACCGGATGGCTGAAGCGAAAATCGTTCGCGAACTACGCAGCATGATGCACGCCAAAGCCCGCATCATCCCCGAACTTGGGCGGTGTGAAGTGCGTCTCATCTGGTACGTCACCACGAACCATCGCAGGGACGAAGAGAACATTGTGCCCGTCCTCAAGGCGCTCTGTGACGGGCTGGTGGATGCCGAAGTGGTGGAAGACGACACCCCTCGGTTCATGCACAAACTCATGCCTGAAATCGTCAAGATCAACGGCCGCGACGACACCGCCCACTTCGAATTCACGATCACCGAGCTGGGTATAGCCGCTTAGGCAGGAGGAACAAAATGTCGAAGCTCACAATCAGCGAACGACTCTGGGCGAACGTGACGGTCACGGGCTGCTGCTGGTACTGGGACGGATACCAAAAAGAAGGTGGTTACGGCTACATGCTTGCAAATCGACGCCTGCGACTGGTCCACCGGCTTGCGTACGAAGAGATGATCGGACCAATCCCCGAGGGCTTGCAGATTGATCACATCTGCAGGACTCGAAATTGTGTCAACCCAGATCATCTAGAAGCCGTCACCCAGCAAGAAAATATCCGCCGTATCCCCCGCACCGTCTGGCACGGATACCGCGAGCAGACCCACTGCAAGAACGGCCATGAGTACACCGCCGAGAACACACGATATAGCCCGACAAGGCCGGGAAGAGTGCGCATATGCAGGGCGTGCGAACACGACAGATATGTGCGATATGTGTCTCGCAGGTCTATAGACAATGAGCCCGAACCATACACAATCCCGGCGCAAACAACAGCCGACGCGACCGTGCGAGTGGCCGCATCGAACGCTGAACTCATGCGCAGATTGGGGAAACCATGACCAGAAGAATCCTTGACCTGTTCTGTTGCGCGGGCGGTGCTGGCACAGGTTACGAACGTGCCGGCTTCGATGTCTACGCGATCGACCTCGACCCGCAGCCCAACAACCCGCACCCGTTCCATCAAGGTGACGCACTCGAAGCACTCCGCACACTCATCGCCGGCGGGCGAATCGACTTCACCCATAAAGACGGCCGGGTCGAATGGCTGAAGCTGGATGACTTCGACGCCATCCATGCGAGCCCACCATGCCAGGGGTACACGGCCCTCAAAGCCGTACACGGCAACGCATGGCCGCTACTAATTGAACCCGTCCGAGAACTGCTCGACGCAACCGGGCTGCCCTACATCCTCGAGAACGTACAGGGCGCACCAATCCGACGCGACCTGACCCTGTGCGGGGAAATGTTCGGGCTGGGTGTCATCCGTCATCGGTACTTCGAGCTCGGTGGGTGGACTGCGGTCGAACCGGAGCATGTGAAGCATCGAGGGCGTGTTGCTGGTTGGCGTCATGGCCGCTACTTCGAAGGCCCGTATTTCGCCGTCTATGGCAACGGTGGAGGCAAGGGAACGGTGAAGCAGTGGCAAGACGCGATGGGCATCCACTGGACGGCAGATCGGCATGAGCTGGCAGAGGCGATCCCTCCGTCGTTCACAGAGCACATCGGCAAGCAACTAGTCACGCACCTCATATTGGAGGCCGCAGCATGACCGATCCCATCGATTGGCGCGACCGTGCTAATTGCGCGACCACGGACGGTGACCAGTTTTTCGCCGGCAATGAACTGTCCATCCGCACACGCCTCATATGTAACGCCTGCCCAGTCCGCATCCAATGTGCCGAATTCGCGATCGCACATGAACCGGAATGGGGATTCTGGGGCGGCCTCACACCCAAACAACGACGACAAATCAGAAAGGACGGAGCCGCATGACAGAGATCCTTGCCCACATCGGCAGTTGCTGCAACCACGGCATCGGCTACTGCGGAACACCCGTGGGACTAATGCCAGATGACCCAATCCCGAAAGAGATCTGCATCGTCTGCTCGACCTTCGACGCCTTCCTGACGTGCGGTCAATGCGCTAGGGCGTGCTGAATTGCCGTGGTTCAAAGTGGACGATGGATTCCACGGACACCCGAAGGTCGTCGAACTCACGCTCTCAGCAGTCGGTCTGTGGACGCTCACCGGCTCATGGTGCGCGAAGTATCTAACCGATGGGTTCGTGCCCGACAAGACCATCATTCGGCTCGGTGGAACGGTCGAAGAGTCGCAGGAATTGGTGCGGGCCGATCTTTGGCTGACCGCTCTCGGTGGTTACGAGTTCAAGGATTGGGCTGATTATCAGCCACTCAAGGCCGATATTGAGCTCGAACGGTCCGCAGCGCAGGAAAGGATGCGTTCCGTAAGAGCGAAACGTAAAGGGGTAAACGGTTCGCCCGAACAGCCGCCGAACGTTCCCCCGAACAACACGCGAAGTTCGCCCGAAGTTCGGTCAACCCCATCCCAGTCCCATCCCAGTCCCATCCCAGTCCCCCCTACGGGGGAAGCGCGCAAGCGCGGCACCCGCCTCAACGACAAATTCGAGGTCACAACGGAGATGGTCGCATGGGCCAAAGACAACGCCCCCGACGTGAACGGAAAACGGGCAACCGAGATGTTCATGAATCACTTCCGGTCCAAGTCGGGGCAGGCAGGGGTTCGCGTCGACTGGGTTCTCACATGGAAGAACTGGCTACTGAAAGACCAACAGCGCGCCGAAGAACGCAGCACGAAACCCACACCGGAGCAGCGAGCGAGACAAACCATCCAGCTCGCAACCGACATTGATCTGAAAGGAATCGAACAGTGACCAATGACGAAGTGGCGAAAGTGTTGGCCCGCATTCAGTTGGGCGACAACCGGCAAGTGGATCGGGCGACTCTCCTGGATTGGATTGACACGATCGGTGACTTGGATTTTGCGGACTCGATCGCCGCTGTAGTTATGCATCGCCGCGAATCGACCGCATACCTACTCCCGGCACATATCCGGGCGAACGTGAAAACGATCCGGTCACGCCGGGAAAGGGATGCGCGGTTGGCTCTCCCGCGACCAGAACCGAAGCCGATCACGCTCGTTGGATGGGCGGCGAAACCGAACCGATGACACAAAACGATTACGCCGCAGACCTGTTCTTTGCCTCATTCACCCCAGCAATGTTCTGCGACTACGAATACCGCATCTTCCAGCACTACCAACTCAGGAGAAATAAGTAATGGCAACCACCACCTATGACCCGCGGCCCGAAACCCTGACCGCTGAACAGATCGCCGTAGATCTGACGCTGAGCAACGAAGAGGGCTCCTCGATGTTCGGCTATGGATTCAACCACGAGGGCGGCTTTCTAGAAGTCGAGATGTATGGCGACGAAGGCCAGATCATCAAGTCATACGCAGTGACCATGAACATCGAGGAGATCAACTAATGGCCGGCGAAACCACTATCACCATCATCGGAAACCTCACCAGCGACCCCGAGTTGCGGTACACGCAGAACGGGTTGGCGGTGGCGAACTTCACCATCGCGTCGACGCCGCGTGTGTTCGACAAGACCACGAACCAGTCGAAGGACGGGGAAGCTTTATTCCTCCGCGCGTCGGTGTGGCGTGAGTTCGCGGAACATGTTGCCGGGTCGCTGACGAAGGGTATGCGGGTTATCGCGGTCGGATCATTGAAGCAGCGCTCCTACGAAAAGGACGGTGAGAAGCGGACGTCGATCGAGCTCGACATTGACAGCATCGGACCCGACCTGCGATTCGCCACTGCCGCTGTCACCCGCGCAACGGACGGACGCTCAAGCACACCCGCTGCATCTGCCCCCGAACCGTGGGCGGCAACAGGGCCGGCATCCACTGGTGATGTTTGGAACACGCCAGCCAACGACTCAGAAATTCCTTTCTAGGAGGCCCGCATGACGACAAGAAGCTACGAAATCTTCACTGATGTCGAGTTCGAATATGACCCCGAAACCGTTGACCCGTTCTGGTTCGACGACGACGGTGTGCGGACCTGGCGAATGACACACATCTACGACATCCCAGACGAAGACGGAATCTGGAAGCACCTCGCATACAACGCCATCTCGAATGGGGTAACGGATGCTTCACGGCTTGACGGATGGGCCGACCTGGAACCGGGTCAACTGACCATGTTCGTGGTGCACAACACGCTGACCATCGAGGAAGCCTGATGACCGATGCAGCCGCCATTGCCGCCTATAACGCCGACCGTAACCATCACTACACAACCAACCCCCGCCATGACGATGCAACCCCGGACTGGGATGACCTGAACCCGGAAGAACAACTCACCCACGACGAAAACCGGTACCTACTCGAAAACGGTGGGATTGCGTTCGGCAAGGACGGCTGATGCCCGAACCGACAGAAGCAGAAGACACGGGCTGGATCATCTCCGGCCCGTTCGGTGTCGACCCAGAATCCGGATTCCCCGGCATCACCATCCGCCGGCGACCCAACGCAAACGAATCGAAGGAGTCCTGATGCCGATCAATCCAACAATCGCCCAGTACCCAAAAGTCGACCGCATCGAAGTGATCGACAACACCGGACGCGCATTCACCGTCCGCGTCGAACCCGGAGCCGAAACACACCTCCAAGACGAAGGCAGGACGCTCAAAGTGTTCGCCGGCAAACGAACCTCGAAGGAGTCCTGATGTCTACCCCTGACCCCGAAGCCCCGAAACTCGACCCGAAGCCGTGGCTCGACCCAACAACGGACGACGACGATGAACGGCGACACACAACTGCTCCGGGCCCGTGGCAAAACTTCTACATCTTCGCCCCCCGTCGCGGGTACAGCCTCAACCGGAAGGACTACCCCAATGCCTGACCCCGAAGAAACCGAACGGGAAGCACTCGCCCGTGTCAATGTCAGGTATGTCGACGTAGGGCACCCATCAGGGGAGCGGCAGCCCGTTGATATGGAACCCCGTGAGGCGTTGATCTTTGCCTTGATGGGCCCACGAGTCGTCAAGACGCACAACGGGACATGGAAGCTCGCGCGGCACGAAGCCGAAGCGTTCGCTGACGCGATCCTCGCTGCGGGTTTCCGTCGCCTGTCCGAGCCCGAGATACGCCGCGACCAAGCCGAGAAGATCAGGGCTGCGAAAGCCGAGGGCTGGGAGCGTGGCCGGTCAGACACCATCGCCAATCACCGACCACCACTCAGCGGCTTCGACAAGCGGGACAACCCGTACTCCGCCACCCCTTCACCCGAGACGGAACAGGAGAACAAGCGATGAGCGACGACACGGCGCGCATTGGCGAGATGGTTCGTGATCTCGCAACACATCACGACCACGGCGACGGATGGACCTACAGCCGGAAGACGGGCAACCTAGAACACATCCGCTACCACAGCGACCACACCGGATACGGTTCCCTACACCGCCGCATCCTCCGCGCATTCGATCCCAAGCACCTGACCGGCCGCGATTCGCTATCGAAAGCAATTCGAGGGCCATGGACACCACTCAGTGCCCTCGCCTGGATCTCAGTGTCACTCCGGAAAGACAAGAACCTTCCAGACGGAGTGCTAAACGGCGGCAGCGTCATAACCATGTGGGAAGAAGACGGCGAATACATCGAAGCGGTCGGTCCGACTGTCGGGGTCAAGATCGCGGACTTCCTCACCCAAGAGCCGAACAACCCACACGCAATAGCAATCGCCACGGAAATTCAGCGAGTCCAATCCCTTGCGAACGGAGAACCAGATGAGCGATGACAGAGACAACCCGCTGCTACTAGCGGTCGAACATCTGACCAAACCGCAACGGTCAAAAGTCATCCAAGGGGAGACAGTTCATACAGTTGAACTGCCTCCCTTACTTGTTCAACTCGACGAAGCGATCCGCGGCACCATCGGCATCGGCGGTTCAGGGTCACTCCCGAACGAACGCAACGCACTCAACAACGACGCCCTGTTCCGACTGTCCGTGATCACCAGCCAGATCAAAGACTGGTGCCACATCGCCGGCATCGTCACCAGGCCCGGAGACAAGCCTGTTGAGCTGCTGCAACGCTGGTACATCGCCTACACGCAACGACCACTCACCGTCGATGCGGAACGGTTCTACACCCGGGCACTCACCAGTTGGGCCGTCCAAATCGAAACCATGTTTGACCCGCCACGCACACACGACCTACCCGACCCATGCCCCGTATGCGCCGCAACCTCATGGTGGAACCCAGACGACAAACGCGAATACCCACGCCCACTCATCGTCCAATACAAAGAATCCGAAACAGACATCATCGGATCAGCCAAAGGAGTATGCCGAGCTTGCGCACACGTCTGGACCGCACGAGAGTTGGCATACGCCATCGAAGAAAAAGAACGCGAGGAAGCCGGATGACCGAACATGCACAGAGGTTCCCGCCACCATTGGGCCGAGTCAAAAGGATCAACGGCGTCCGCACACCAGTGATCGAAGCGCCGGTCATGGAATGCGGGAACAGCGTCCACCTCCGCGGCATAGGACTTGTCGTCTGCATACGCAAGGTGGGCCACCCAGTCGCGATCAACTTCGGCCACTCGAACGGCTACGAAGAGTGGTGTTTCGAAGAAGCCGACACGCCGGAAACTACCGCATTGTAATTCCCTCAACAATCTGGCAGAATCAGCAACAAGTTCCTACACCTGTCTGAAAAATCAGGTAGCAGAAAGGTCAGCCCTCACCGGCTGACCTTTTTTGCGTTAACGAACTATCACACTTCCGATCACCTGGGACACATCAGACAGCCTCGAGCGTCAACGCCAGCCGATGAATCGGAACACCCCTCCTGCACGCATCGATCCCCGTTGCGTGCATGGGATACAAACACGGCACAGATGCCGTCACAACCGCTGACTGACCAGAAGTTGGGCAGCGGCACTTTGGCAGGTAGCTCAACTGGAAGAGCGACAGTCTCCAAAACTGTTAGATGCAGGTTCGAATCCTGCCCGGTCAGCGCTGCACGGGAGAACTTGACGCGTTCCCATCCCGCGCGTGGTTGCAGTACCTAAACAAAAGCTGGGCACGCCGAACCGTCCATGGGATTCTCACCATGTAAAAAACGGGAGCATGTCAGGGTGCAAGTAACGGTAACTGGCCGGCCTCATAAGCCGTGCGATTGAGGGTTCGATTCCCTCCCCTGTCACGGACGCCTAGCTAGCGTCTGACGTGATTGGTGCGTCAACCATGCGCCTACCCGCGCGGGGGTCACGTCATAGCTCCTCGCCGCCCTCCGGGACTGGTGGGGCTTTTGTTTGCGGTGGGTTCCCGATGTGATGGCGTCGGGCTAGCACAGTCAGCCATGTGGCCCACCGCAATACCCCATGATCGGGTCTCGCAAATATTGGCGAGGAACGTCATCCGCCTGGGTGGGCCGCGTTGTTCTGCCGTTAGCAGACCGGCCCACTTCAGTGCACCCATAAGTTCACGTTCGCCGGTGACGCATACGGCCACTCAAACAACCCGAACCTTGAGTGGAGCCGCAATGTCCTGCACCGTCTGCGCGTCAGGTGTTGTCATTGATGACAGCCTCAGCAACGTTGCATGGGGACGTCAGCTCGGAATCAACGAATCATCCGTACGCCGACACCTGAAGCACGCACCCCGGGTTGCCAGCTCGAGCACAGCACCCGCATCCGGTGGCGAATCTGAAACGCATAACAGTAACGGCGACCACTACGTCCGCTTCTCGCAGAAGCCCTGGGGATACGACGACTACCGGGCCTTCATCCAGTCCAAAGGTCAGAACCCCGACGAAGTAACTTTCACCTGGGGTTGGACATCAAACCCTGCCGGCGGGTTCTGGAACAAACTCAACAACGTTCGCCCGATCGCTCGGGGTGCATCACGCATCGCCACCGACGACCTGCTCGCATCGATTGACGCCTGGACGCCTCCTGCAGCCCCGAACGCACCCACCAGTGCGGAAACGTTCGTCGTCTGCGCCGCAGACCTCCAGGCGGGCAAAACAGACTACGGGCTCGGGTCAACGGATCTCATCAACCGGGTCATGACATCATTCACCGCCGCCGCCGAGATCGCGTTGACCACTCGGTTCGCGGAAATCATCCTGGCCGACCTCGGTGACGTGGTTGAGAACATCAACAACACCAGCTCACAACGAGCCACCAACGACCTCGCCATCACCGAACAAATCCGGTTAGCGCGCCGGCTCATGCTCGAAGGCATCAAACTACTCGCACCGTTGACCGACTCGCTCGTGTACGTCGCGGTCCCGTCCAACCACGGCTCAGTCAGGCTCGGACCCAAGTCGCCCGAAAACCATGTACTTGATGACTACGGGATTGAGATAGCTGAGCAGTTGCGCGACATTGTTGCCGAGTCCGACAAGTTGTCCAACGTCAGCATCCGCATCCCCGAACAGAGTGCCGAAACACTCGCGCTCGAGACATCCGGGACCACGCTCGGATTCGCACACGGACACCAAGCACAATCGCCCGACGCACTCGGCAAGTTCTGGCAGGGACAATCACACGGCCGCATGCCACTCGCACATGCCGACATCGCCCTGTTTGGTCACTATCACTCGTTGAGAGTGCAGCAATCCGGTGACTCACGATGGCTATTCGTCGCACCCACATCCGACAACGGCTCGTCCTGGTTCACGAACAAGACCGGCGAAAGCAGTCAAGCCGGAATGCTCACATTCGTCACGAGCACTGGTAAGTGGTCAGATTTGAGGATTCTCTGATGCACATTCTCGTTGACATGGACGGCGTAATCGCCAACTGGGGCAAGCAATGGGACCACGTCGCCGACACGTACTGGCCCGAATCGCGAGTACACCGTCACCAGCAACAAACCAGCTTCGACCTCAAAGCAGGCCTCGACGCATACGACTGTGACGTGGTTGACCTGATCATGAACCACCCCAACTTCTACCGCGACCTCGAACCAATCGACGGCGCGATCGAAGCACTCCACACCATGACCGAAGCCGGGCATGGTGTGACCATCTGCACGTCACCATGGCTTACCAACAAGACATGTGTCACCGACAAGCTCGAATGGCTCGACCGTCACATCGGTGACGGCTGGTCATCAAAAGCAGTCATCACGGCAGACAAAACACAGGTAGCCGGCGACATCCTCATCGACGACAAGCCCACCATCAAAGGTGCGTTCATCCCCACCTGGGAACACGTCGTATTCGATCAGCCCTACAACCGCGAAGTTGTAGACCGTCAACGCATCGTCGGATGGTCCAACTGGTCAGAACAAATATTCGGAGTTCACGCATGACCGAAGTTCGCACCACATCATCAACAGGCGGACAGAAAGGCTCCAAGGAAGAGAGATACGACCTCATTCCTGTAGAGCCACTGAGGCTACTCGCCCAGCTTTACGGTCGTGGAGCCGAGAAATACGCCGACAACAACTGGATGCTCGGCTACGAATGGAAACTCTCCTACGCAGCCGCACAACGACACCTCAACCAGTTCTGGGGCGGCGAAGACCTAGACGAAGAGATGCAACTACCTCACGTCATCTCCGCAGCGTTCCACTGCCTGGCACTCGCACAGTTCATGATCGATCACCCCGAGTTCGACTCGCGAGTCAAGAAGTCTGAATAACCCCTACCGCGCCGATGGAGACGCGACCAAGGACCAACACCATGGACTGGCACGCAGAACCACACCCCGTTGACCCGGTGATCGCTGAAGCCGTCGACCACATCAACGAATTACTGCCAACGCGGTACCTCGAACCACTCATCACCGCGCGTGACTGCGAGCTCGCAGGGTTCAACCTTGCCGACGTCATGGCCGCATACCGAGCAGAGGCACGATGACCGACGACCTGACAGTGGCCGAAGCAGCAGGCGTCAACATCGCAGCACGACTCGAACCCCATGTGCTCGCACAGTTACGGGACTGGCTTGATGCGCATGACGTGTGAACCGATCGGTTTCGATGGGCATGGCGCACCACTGTACGAATGGCAGGTCGACGATGCCACCAATCAAACGGAACTCAGCACTCCGCGATAAGCATCGAGCACAGATCAAAGCGACCAAAGCCAACTGCCACATCTGCGGAACAGCCATTGACTACACACTCAAATGGCCCGACCCAATGTGCTTCGTCGTCGATCACGTCATCCCCTTGCAGAAACAAGGGCCGGACACGCTAGCGAACAAGAAGGCAGCGCACGCGTCATGCAACTCCAAGAAGCGTGCACGACTCATCGCACCAACCATTCGTCGAAGTCGGTCACTCGAATGACAATTCCAACACCTTCGACCCACCCCAGGGTCCCCCCATGCCCCATGTCTAAGACCCTCCGGGCGTAGGCGTAATCTCTCCCCACGTTTTTTCCACAAGGCGGTGACTGCATCATGGCGGCACGCACAAGTCCTCTGCGGGCTGTTGAGCCTGGCGAGAAGGCTAAGTCGACTCATGCCAAGACGGTCACTGAGGCGGCTAAAGATGGCACGACCCGTGAGCTGTTGATTGCTACTCGTGACCGTATTGCTCGTGCTGTTGAGGACCCGAATACTGCGGCGCGTGATCTTGCTGCGTTGACGAAGCGGCTGATGGAAACGGTTCGGGAGATCGAATCGATTGATGCCCGTGAGGCGCAGGAGGCCGGCGAATATGTCGAAGTCTCCGATGGTGAGTTCGACGCCTCGGCTGTCTGAGTTTGCTCGATCGTTTGTCTTCCCGAAGAACATTCACCGCACTGTGTGGCCGCGTGTGGAGGCTAAGGGCAAGGATCTTGGTCTGGGTTTTGACTGGTGGCAGTCACAGCTGGGAACTGTATGCCTTGGCTATGGCGAGGACGGTAAGTATGTAGCCACAGTCGGCGGTGTTGGTCTATCCATACCTCGGCAGGTAGGCAAGACATATTTCGTTCTCGCGATGATCGTCATTCTCTGCATCCTGTTCCCCGGTTTGCAGGTTGTGTGGACCGCTCACCACCTGCGTACATCGACGAAGACGTTCACGACGTTACGTGGCATCTGCCGGCGCAAGAAGATTCACCCGTTGGTGCGTTCGATGCGTGCGGCGAATGGTGAGCAGCAGGTCGAGTTCACGAACGGGTCGATGATCATGTTCGGGGCACGGTCGCAGGGGTTCGGTCGCGGCTTCGACGAGATCGATATTGAAGTTTTCGACGAGGCACAGATCCTTGACACGAAGTCCCTCGAGGACATGATCGCGGCCACGAACCAGGCTCGCAATGAGCACGGTGCGCTGCTGTTCTTCATGGGCACTCCGCCGCGTCCGGCTGACCCGTCTGAGGCTTTCGAGTCTCGACGTGCTGATGCGCTGGAAGGCAAAGCGAAGAAGTCGGTTTGGCTTGAGATTGGTGCTGAGCCGAATTCTGATGTGAACGATGAGGCGCAATGGCCTCTTATGAATCCGTCGTATCCGTCTCGCACACCGCATGAGTCGATGGAGCGTCTTCGGGAGAACCTGAAGGATGACGATTCGTGGAACCGCGAGGGTCGCGGCGTTTGGGACGAACTCGTTTCTTCCCGTGTCATCGATGAGGTGACGTGGGGGCTGCAGGGTGATGCGGCGTCGATGGCTGTTGAGCGTTTGACGCTGTCGATCGAGGTTCCCCCGGATAGGAAGTCTGCTGCGGTTGGTTTCGCGGGTCAGCGTGCTGATGGTCGTTGGCATGTGGAGCTAGATGAGGAACGCCGCGGTGTGGATTGGGCTATCCCGTGGGTGGTTGCTCGTGCCGGCAAGAACCGTTTGCACGCGGTGGTGGTTGATGAGATGTCGGGCCTTGTGGAGAAGCGCCGTGGTCGGAACTTTCTGATCGGTACCGATATTGAGGTGACGTTGGCTGCTGCGGAGGGTCGTGATATGGCGATCGCCTGTTCGAAGCTTTACGACGGCATCCATGATGGCTCTGTTTTTCATACGGATCAGCCGCAGGTGAATGTGGCCTTGTCGGTTGCGACGAAGCGTCCTTTGGCGGGTTCGTGGGCGTGGAATCGCAAGGATGCGACGTCTAATATTTCGCCGGTTGTGGCGGAAACTCTTGCCCTTTGGGGTGCACAAAACGGCAATGTGACGCGTCCTACTAGGCGTGCGAGTGAGCGAAGGGCGGTGATGCTGTCGTGATCGAAGCGCTATCTGTTCCGGGGCTGACTGAAGATGAAACGGTGACTCTCAATCTGTTGCTTGCGCAGTTGGATGAGAAGGCTAAACGGAATCTGATGCGTTCGTCGATTTACGACGGCAAGCGTGCGATTCGTCAGGTTGGGACTGTTATCCCGCCGCAGTACAAGAAGCTTGGTCTGATCCTTGGCTGGAACGCTAAGGGTGTTGATGGGTTGGCTCGCCGCTGCAATTTGGACGGCATGGTGTGGCCTGGCGGGGATCTTGATTCTCTGGGCATGAAGGAACTGACGGATAGCAACTTTCTGCTGTCTGAGGTTGCTTCTGGTCGCACTGATTCGCTCATTCATGGTGTTTCGTATCTGATTACGACGCAGGGTGATGTAGATGAGCCGAAGGCTTTGCTGCATGCGAAGGATGGCAGCAACGCGACTGGTTCTTGGAATAACCGGAAGCGTCGTCTCGACAATTTGCTCTCGGTGACGTCGCGCAAGGATGGCAAGGTCACTGGGTTTGTCCTGTACCTCGATGGTGTGACGATCAGTGCGGAGAAGGATCAGGTTTGGCGGGTTACTTCACGGTCTGAGCATCCGTGGCATGTGCCGGCTGATCCGATGGTGTACCGGCCGCGAGCTTCCCGGCGCATGGGCCGTTCGCGTATCACTCGTTCGACGATTGGTCTTCAGGATGCTGCTGTTCGTGCGTTGATTCGCATGGAAGGCCACATGGACATCTACTCCATCCCGCAGCTCTGGTTGTTGGGTGCGTCGGATTCGATTTTCAAGAACGCTGATGGATCGCAGAAGGCTTCATGGCAGGTGGCCCTTGGTCGCGTGTATGGGGTTCCTGATGACACTGATGCGGATCAGGCGAACCAACGTGCTGATATCAAGCAGTTCAAGGCCGAGTCGCCGGAGGCCCACCTGGCGCAGTTGAATGCGTTGGCGAAGCTGACGGCTCGTGAGTTCGATCTGTCGGATGCTGACTTTGCGCTGACTGATATGGCGAACCCGACATCGGAGGGGTCGTATTCGGAGGCGCGGGAGAACCTGATTGCTGAGGCTGAGGGGGCAATGGATGACTGGTCTATCAGCATCCGCCGTTCGGTGACTCGCGCTTTGGCGATTCAGAACGGTTTGGACGAGATTCCGGCCGAGTGGGCGTCGATCGATACGAAGTGGCGTAAGGCTCAGTTCACTTCTCGTGCGTCTGCTGCTGATGCTGGTGCGAAGCAGTTGAGTTCGGTCCCGTGGCTCGCTGAGACTGAGGTTGGTCTTGAGTTGCTGGGGTTGGATGCGCAGCAGATTGAGCGTGCGATGGCTGAGAAGGCTGTTGCTGAGCGTCGTGCGGCGGGTCGTGCTGTTGTGGCGGCGTTGAAGCCTGCCGCGCAGGTTGATGCCGTCGCCGGTTGAGTATCGGGAGGGTTTGCAGGTTCTGACCGCTGAGGCGGTGGCAACGTCTGTTGAGTTGCTGCGGCGCACGTCGGGTTCTGCAGATTCGCGCCGGTACCTGCTGCTTGAGGGCGTTCCGTCGTTGGTTGGTTATTACGCGGATGGTTCGTCCGCGTTGGCTGCTGACTTCTACGACGAGCGTCGGGAGATGGCGGGGGTTCGTCGGTCGTTTGGGGCTTCTCCGATTGTTCCTGATCGGACGGTGAAGATTCGTCGCGCTGTTGCGTGGGCGTCTGAGCCGTTGTTTCAGGGTTTGGAGTTGGACGCGGCTAAACGGCTCGAGCAGGTTGTGCAGTTGGAGACGGCACGCCCGTTTAGGGACACCATCACTAGTAACCGGAAGCGTGATCCGCAGTCGGTCGGCTGGCAACGCATCTCGGCTGGCGGTTGTGCGTTCTGTCGTGCGCTCGCGTCCCGCGGTGCTGTGTACAAGGAGTCCACGGCACGGTTTGCGGCCCATCCTTCCTGTCACTGCACAGCATCCCCGGTGTTCCTCGGTGGCGATACGGGCCCGGAAGCTTCCGTGCTGCAGTACATGGCAAGTAAACGGTCACGCAGCCCGAAGGAACGTGAGCAGGTTCGTAACTGGATCTCGCTGTTCGAATGACTTCCCCACTAAGGGGAGAACGCTACGCCCGCGTTTCAAGGGCGGTCTATGTGCGACGGCACGGAAACGGATAGAACCGATGACAACCGAAGAAGAAGCCGCAGCAGCAGCCGAAAAGGCGCGCATTGAGGCCGAAACCAAGCAGCAGGGACAGACCTTCACTCAGGCAGAGGTCAACCAGATCGTTCAGGACCGGCTCAAGCAGCAGGCCGCGAACAAGTTTGGTGACTATGACGAGCTGAAGACGAAGGCGGCCGGTGCCCAGACGCTCGAGGAGCGTCTTGGGCTGGTTGAGAAAGAACTGACGACGACGAAGGCGGAAGCATTGCGCTCCCGCATTGCCGCGAAGTTCGGCATCAGCACAGAGCCCGCTAAGGCTGGCGAGCCGTCCGACGCCGATCTGTTCCTCACCGGTTCTGACGAAGCCTCTCTGACCGCACAGGCACAGCGCCTTGCCGGTCGTGAGGCAGACCGCAAGAAGCAAGGCAACGTCGCGCCCAAAGAGGGCGAGACCACAACTACCGGCGGCCCGACCGCAGACCTCCGCGAGTTCGCAAAGGGTCTGTTCGGCAACGCCGACTAACAGACAAGGAAACACATCATGGTTGCACTCGCAACTGGATCACTCTCGATCCCCAAGCAGAAAATCGACCCTTGGCTGGGCGCGATCAAGAGCGGCTCCGCCGTCGCAGAACTGTCGGCCCAGACGCCGATGACCTTCGGTGAGGGCGAGTCGTGGACGTTCAACATCGGTGAGGCAGAGTACGTCGCTGAAGGTGGCGACAAGGGCGCTTCGACGATCGTCCCGACCACCAAGACGATCAAGCCGTTCAAGTTCCACAAGACCCTCCGTTTCAACGAAGAGGTTCTGTGGGCCGACGAGGACCGCCAGCTTGAGGTCATCGACGAGATACTGGCTCTCATCCAGCCGGCGCTTTCGCGTGCGCTCGACTTCGGTGTGTTCCACGAGATCAACCCGACCGGTGGTGCTGTTGTTGCCGCCATGAACGGTGGCCTCACCGACACGACCAACCTCGTGGAGTATGTCGCTGCGAACAAGCCGTACGTCAGCCTGGACGCTGCGGACGACCTCGTTCTCGCGGACGGCTTCGTCCCTCGTGACGTCGCACTCTCGCCCACCTACGCCGCCAAGTTCTCGGCGCTGCGGGGAACCAACTCGGAGCAGAAGCTGTACCCGAACTTCCGCCTGGGCGTGGAGACCAGCGAGCTCGACGGTCACCGTGCGTCCGTGTCGAACACGGTCAGTGGTACCGGAGTGCTCGCCGTAGACACCAAGGTTCTCGGCTTCGTTGGAGACTTCTCCGCGATCCGCTGGGGCGTTCAGAAGCAGATCGGCCTTGAGCTGATCAAGTACGGCGACCCGGACGGTGGCGGTGACCTCAAGCGCAAGAACCAGGTGGCCTTCCGTGCGGAGGTCGTCTACGGCTGGGGCATTGCGGACCTGAACGCGTTCGCCAAGATCCACGATCTCGTTTGATCGTGGCTCGACTAAAGAACGTCACGACGGGTGCCGTCGTGAACGTGCCTGAAGAGAAGGCTGCTCGGCTTGGTTCTGAGTGGGAGCCCGTCGTTGACGAGAAGCCCGCGAAGAAGCCTGCCGCTAAGCCGGTTAGTAAGTAAGGGAAGGGGGCGGTCATGTCTGTGACTCCCGATATGCTCGCGGTCGCGCTTGGTGTGGCTGCCCCCGAACCTGATTCGATCACGGATCGTCAGTGGTCGTTGTTTATTCAGGATGCTGAGATGTTGATTGAGGCCCGCCGTATTGCGGTTGGTGTTGATGGCCCGATCGATGAAGCGAAACTTGATTATGTGGTGCGCTCGGCTGTTGTGTCGCATATCAAGAAGCCGGACGATGCCACGCAGATCACGGTTTCGACTGATGATTCGTCGTCGTCGCGGACGTATAAGTCGGGCAAGGGTCGTGTCACGATCCTGGACGAGTGGTGGTTGCTGCTCGGTCTGACGGATACGCAGGGTGCGTTCACGATCGACATGGTTGGTGTGAGTTCGCTGCATCTCCCGTGGTGCTCGCTGAACTTCGGTGCCCTGTATTGCTCGTGCGGTGTTGATATTGCGGGTGAGCCGATCTTCGAGTTGGACGACTGATGGATCTTGGTTACGACGTTTTGAATGCGTTGCCGGAGATGCGTCGTCAGGCTGAGTCGTTGATGACTGACACGGCTGAGGTCGGCACCTGGTCTGATGGGACCGTGCTGAACGAAGCAACAGGTCAGTACGAGAAGACGTTCACCGCTATCTACGTCGGCAAGTGTCGGTTCAAGGCGGGCGATACAGCACTCGATCCGGCTGATGCTGCTGGTCAGTTGCTGGTGCAGCAGCAGAACACGATCAGCTTCCCGGTGGATACGTCCACAAGCATCGGTAAAGACATGATCGTGCGAATGCTTACCTCCACAACCGACCCTGCCCTGCCAGGTGTTACGGCGCGGATCAAGGGCCCGTTTGTTGGCGCTGGGCTCACAGCGCGCAGATTCCCGGTCGAAGTAACCAGTTAGGGGCACGTCATGGCTGAGGCTGCTTCCTTTGACTACACAGATTTGACGAAACTCACGGTCGATATCGGTGCCGTGCCCGGTGACACATCGGAGAACGTGCGCACCGCGGTGAAGGTCACGTCACTGAACATCAAGAACGCGTGGAAGGCCAAACTGCAAGGTTCGGCCACCCTGCCGGCGCTCCCCAATGCAGTGACGTTCGACATGACCGAATCGGCCACTGGTGTCGAGTCGGACATTGGTTTCGACAAGGGCCGGAAGCAGGGCGCGCTTGGCAATATCTCAGAGTATGGAACTCCGAAGACGGCTCCGCGTGGTTTTGGCCTCGCGTCTCTGCACGAGAACGAAGAGGATTTCGAGCGCGGTATTGAGATTGCGATCGATCAGGCGTTGAAGGCGGCGGG